TTACTGTAAATGCTTATGCTCAAGATGGAATGTCTTTAGATAAAAGAAGCAAGTATCAAGTTAGTTTAGAAAAAGATATGCTTGCTAAGGACATGGTAAATCAAATTGAAAAACAATTTGGTGTAAACCCATCTAACATGCCTCCTGATGAAATTCCAAGTACTTCAGAAGAGTTAGCGCTTCACATGCAAATGAAATATAAGCCATCTATAGAAATAGCTGAAGAAGAAGCTGTTAATACTGTATTGGCTGAAAACAGATATAACGAAACTCAGAAAAGATTATACTACGATCAAACTGTTTTAGGAATACAAGTATGTAAAAATACTTTTCAACCCGGAGCCGGAATAAAAGTAGAGTATGCTGACCCTGCTAGTGTAGTGTATAGCTATACTGAAGATCCTAATTTTCAAGATTGTTTTTATTGGGGTGAAATTAAAACCCTTCCAATTATTGAATTAATAAAAATTGATCCTAGCTTAACTAGGGTTGATATGGAAGAGATATCTAAATACAGCCAAAGTTGGTATGACTACAACAATACAGCTCAGTATTATAATAATAGTTTATTTAGCAAAGACAGTGCAACTGTTATGTTTTTTAATTATAAAACAACTAAAACATTTACCTACAAAAAGAAAGTAAATGCAGCAGGAGCAGAAAGAGTAATTGAAAAAGATGATACTTTTAATCCTACAGAAGAAATGATGGAGGAAGGAAACTTTGAAAAAATTTCTAAAACCATTGATGTTTGGTATGAGGGAGTAATGGTTATGGGTACTAGTATTTTACTTAAATGGGAAATGTCAGAAAACATGGCAAGACCACAATCCGCATCTCAAGAAGTATATCCAGAATTTATAGCTTCTGCACCAAGAATGTATAAAGGAGCTTTAGAATCTTTGGTAAGACGTATGATTACATTTGCTGATTTAATTCAGATTACACACTTAAAATTACAACAAGTAATATCTAGAGTTGTTCCAGATGGTGTATACATTGATGCTGATGGATTGAGTGAAGTAGATCTTGGAACAGGTCAGGCTTATAATCCTGAAGATGCATTAAGGATGTTTTTCCAAACAGGTTCTGTTATTGGTAGAAGTTATACTCAAGATGGAGATTACAACCAAGCAAAAATCCCTATTCAACAACTTAATAGTAATTCAGGTCAAGCAAAAATTCAAAGTCTTATAGGTAGTTATAATCATTATATGTCAATGCTTAGAGACGTAACTGGATTAAACGAAGCAAGAGATGGGTCTACTCCAGATTCTTATGCTTTAGTTGGATTACAAAAACTAGCTGCTTTAAGTAGTAACACTGCAACAAGACATATATTAGATGCAAGTTTACAAATGTCACAAAGATTGTGTACAGCATTATCTAGTAGAATTGCAGATATGCTTCAATATTCTCAATTTAAAGAAGAGTTTGTAAATCAAATAGGTAAGTTTAATGTAGGTCTAATAGAAGAGATTAAGGATTTATATTTAAGTGATTTTGGAATATTTATAGAAATAATTCCAGATGAAGAAGAAAGAAAATTACTAGAGCAAAATATTCAAATGGCTCTTCAAAGAGATTCTATAAACTTAGAAGATGCAATTGATATTAGAGAAATAAGAAATATTAAATTGGCTAATCAAGTTTTAAAATTAAAACGTAAAGCTAAACAAGATTTAGAACAGCAACAGAAAGCAGCAGTAGCTCAACAACAAGCTCAAATAAATCAGCAATCACAGCAGATGGCAGCTCAATCAAAAATGCAACAATTCCAAATGGAAAGCCAAGCAGCCATACAACTAGAGAAAGCAAAAGCAGAATTTTCTGTTCAAAAAATGAAAGGTGAAGCTGCTATAAAAGCTGAGTTAATGAATTTAGAATTTAACCTCAACATGAAACTAAAAGGAGTTGAAGTTGAAGGATTAAAAAGCAGAGAAATTCAAAGAGAGAGTGCTAAATCTAATAGAATATCTCAAGCAAATACAGAACAGTCTAAATTAATAGAGCAAAGGAAAAACAATTTACCTCCAGTCAGCTTTGAATCATCAGAAGATAGCTTAGATGGTTTTGATTTAGCTGAATTTGAACCTAGGTGATTTTATTAAAATTAAATTTAAATTATATATATAACTTTGTAAAAAATTAAATCAAATGGAAATTAAAGTATCTGAAGTAAACCCTTTAGAACAAAAGTCAGTTCAAGAGGTAGAAAAAAATCTTTTAGACAAACATGAAAAAGAATTAATGTTTGGGCAGGTGGAATCTGAAAACTTGTCAGAGGTAAAAGAAGAAGAAAAAGAAGAAGTTTCTCCAACTATAAAGGATGAAGACGTTCTTTCATATATTAATAATAGATATAATAAAGACATATCTTCAGTAGATGATTTATTTTCTCAAAAAGAAATAAATGAAGAACTACCAGAGGATGTTTCTAAATATTTAAATTTTAAAAAAGAAACTGGTCGGGGTTTTAATGATTTTGTAAAAGCCAATAGGGATTACGATGATTTAAACGAAGACCAAGTGTTAGCAGAATATTATTCTTTAACAGAAACTGATTTAGATAATGATGATATTCATTACCTAATTGAAGATAAGTTTTCATACGATGAAGACTTAGATGATGAAAAAGAAGTTAAAAAGAAAAATATAGCTAAAAAAAGAGAACTTTCTAAAGCTAAAAAGTATCTTAATGATTTTAAAGAAAAATACAGCGTTCCTCTTGAGTCAAGTGGGAAAGCTATTTCTGAAGAAAACAAAAAGGAACTTGAAGCTTACCAAAGTTATATTCAAGAATCTAAAACAGTTCAAGAAGCTAATCTTAAAAAGAATGAGTATTTTGAAAAAAGAACAAGTGAAGTTTTTAACTCTGAATTCAAAGGTTTTGAGTTCGAAATAGGAGATAAAAAAATAGGTTATTCTTATGGAGATGCACAGGAAATGAAAGCGAAACAAATGGATCTGAATAATTTCATAGGTAAATACCTAGGAGATGACGGATTGATTAAAGACGCAAAAGGTTGGCATAAAGCAATTAGTGCTGCAATGGATCCTGACCGCTTTGCAAAGTATTTTTATGAGCAAGGTAAAGCCGATAGTGTAGGAGATATTTCTAAACAAAGTAAAAACATCAATATGAAGATGAGAGGTACTCCACAAGCAATAGGTGAAACAGGATTTAAAGCAAGACAAATTAATGACGCATCTGGAAAAGGTTTAAGAATAAGAAGTAAAAATAAATAAATAACAATTTTAAAAATTAAAAAAAATGGCAGGATCAGTACAGAATGTTCCAGGGTTTGACTTACAGCCAAGCTCAGAACAAGTCTTATTACAGACAAATTACATTACTAACTTTGATTTCTTGAATCAGTATCTTCCAGATACTTACGAAAAAGAATTTGAACGTTATGGAAACAGAACAGTAGCATCATTCTTAAGAATGGTAGGCGCTGAAATGCCTTCTAACTCAGACCTTATTAAATGGGCAGAGCAAGGAAGACTACACACGAAGTATACAAATGTAACTTCAGCAGGAGCAGCAGGAGTTGATACAGCAACGTTGACAATTGGAGATGCCTTAGTACCAGGTTCTGGTTCTATAGCTATTCGTGTTGGACAAACAATTATGTTATCTGATAGTACTGCGGCCTCAACTAATAGCAACAAGGCAATTGTAACAGCAGTAGATACTGCAGCAGGAACAATTGATGTAGCTTATTATGAAGCAGCAGGACAAACAATGGCAGCAGCAGTTGTATGTTCATTGTTTATTTATGGTTCAGAATTTCAAAAAGGTTCTATCGGAATGCAAGGTCAACTTGAAGCTGATGATTCTATATTTGAAAACTCTCCAATTATCATTAAAGACCGTTACGCAGTATCTGGTTCTGATATGGCTCAAATTGGATGGATTGAAGTAACTACAGAAAACGGTGCAACTGGATTCTTATGGTACATGAAATCAGAACATGAAACTCGTTTACGTTTTGAGGACTACCTTGAAACATCAATGGTTGAAGCCGTACCAGCAGAAGCAGGTGGTGGAGCAGCAGCAATTGTAGAAGGAGTTGCATCTGGAGTAGGTAACAAAGGTTCAGAAGGTATGTTCTATGTTATTGAAAATAGAGGTAATGTTTGGGCAGGTGGAAATCCTAATGCATTAGCAGATTTTGATGCAATTATTTCTCGTCTAGATAAGCAAGGTTCTATTGAAGAAAATGTTATTTTCTTAAACAGAGACTTTGGATTTGATATAGATGATATGTTAGCACAACAAAACTCTTATGGAGCAGGTGGTACATCTTATGGTCTTTTTGACAATGACGAAGAGATGGCTTTAAATCTAGGATTTACAGGATTCCGTAGAGGTTATGATTTCTACAAAACAGACTGGAAATACCTAAACGACCCAACAATGCGTGGAGATATCGTAGGTGGAGCTGTTAATGGTGTTTTAGTACCAGCAGGTTCAACTACTGTATATGACCAAGTATTAGGAAAGAATGCAAAGCGTCCTTTCTTACATGTTCGTTACAGAGCTTCAGAAACTGAAGACAGACGTTATAAGACTTGGATTACAGGTTCTGCAGGTGGAGCAGCTACTTCTAGCTTAGATGCTATGGAAGTAAACTTCTTATCTGAAAGAGCTTTATGTACTTTAGGTGCTAATAACTTCTTTATTTTCACAAACTAGAAGTAAATTATTAAAAGGGAGTGAAATTAAGTAGCTCCCTTTTTTTTATTATAAATTAAATTTAAATTCAATAAAAATGGCAGTAAAAAAGAAACAAGTATTTGTAGATAAAATCTACAAATTAACACAAGACAAAGCACCTTTAAGCTATACTATTCCTTCAAGAAATTCAAAAAGAAAATCATTATTATGGTTTGATGAAGAAACTGGAGAAAATAAAGCATTGCGTTATGCAAAAAATACAAAAAGTGTTTTTGAAGATGAGCAAGATAAAAATGTTATTTTAGAGCCTATCGTCTTTGAAGATGGTATGTTGTTTGTTCCAAAACAAAATCAGATATTACAAAAATTCTTATCTTATCATCCATCAAACGGAAATATGTTTGAAGAAGTTGATAAAGAAAAAGATGCAAGTGTAGATGTAGAGTCTTTAGATTTGGCACTAGAGTCTCAATTAATAGCAAAAGAACTAAGTATTGAAATGCTTGAAACTATTGCTAGAGTTGTAATAGGTTTAAGGATTGAAAATTTAACCTCTTCAGAATTAAAAAGAGATGTTAGGATGTTTGCAAAAAGATACCCTAATGACTTTATGGAGGCTATGAATGATCCTTTATTAAAGCTTCAAAACAAATGTGCTAATTATTTTAGTGAAAGTCTTTTAACACTTAAAAACAAAAAAGATGTTTATTACAATTTAAAAGGTAATAAAAATAAATTACTAACTGTTCCTTATGGAGAAGATCCATTATTTATAGTGGCGTCATTTTTACAGAGTGATGAAGGGTTAGAAGTTTTAAAGATATTAGAATCTAAAATGAAATAATATCTTACAATAATTATATATAAAGAGGCTTCAAAATATGAAGCCTCTTTTTTTGTATCTTTGTGAAAACGATTTTATAAATGGCCTCGATAATAAACACAGTAAGAGCTACTGTTCTTTCAATTGCTAATAAGAACAATTACGGGTATATAACTCCAAATGATTTTAATTTGTATGCAAAGCAAGCTCAATTAGATATATTTGAAGATTACTTTTATCAGTACAATAGTTGGATTGTAAAGCAAAATGCAAGAGTGTCTGGAAGTAATTATGCTAATATTGTAAAATCATTAGTTGAAGTTATAGATAGCTTTTCATCTACTAAAGGATTAATAAACACAGGAATCAATTTATTTGATTTGCCTGATGATTACTATTTGATAGATAAAGTAAACTACTATCCAAATATTACTACTACAGGAACTATTACTTTTGGTTCAATTGGAACAACTTTAATTGATTCGGCTGCAAATTTTCTAGGATTAGTAGGTGGTTCAATTCCTGTAAAACCAGGTATGTTAATAACAAACACAAGCGCAGGAGGATTATATTCAGGAGCAAGTGCATTTGTCGTTAGTGTAGATAGCAATACTCAGTTAACAATATCAAGTAATGATTTTCTAACTGGAAGTTTTGGAGATACTTCTTATACTATATTAAACACAAAAGGTATTACAGAAGTAGAAAGAGTTTCTCAGAATAAAATATTTTATTTAAATTCCACACCACTCACATCACCAGGTCTTTTATTTCCTGCGTATGTATTAGGTGGAGCTAATAATATAAACACGGGTAATACTATTACTGTTTATCCTGAATCTATTGTTAATGCAGGTACAGTTGTTTCTCAATATATTAGATACCCTAAAGATCCTAATTGGACATATGCTACATTAGCAGCAGGGGAGCCTCTGTTTGATGAGTCAGCAGCTGATTATCAAGACTTTGAATTACCTTTATCAGATCAAGTTAATATTATAAATAAAATATTACAATACGCAGGTATGTCTATAAGAGAAGTAACATTAACTCAGTTTGGTCAAGTACAGGATCAACTAGATGATAAACAACAATCATAAAAAATGGCATATATAACAGATTATCAATACTACGAAAATGGAGGACTAAATCCTGAAGATGAAAATTGGGGGTCTTACCAATATGTATCTTTAAATGATATAGTAAATAATTTTATAGTTATGTATGTTGGAAACGACAAACTAATTAATAATGTTGAAAGGTATAATATTTTATTTCATGCTAAAAGAGCTGTACAAGAGTTAAATTATGATTCTTTAAAAGAAATTAAAATTTTAGAATTACAAGTTTGTGACACATTAAGGTTTGTTTTACCTCCTGACTATGTAAATTGGGTTAGAATATCAATGTATAAAAATGGAACATTATTTCCATTAACTGAAAATATTCAAACTAATTGGAGTAATGCATATCTACAAGATAATAATTGTAGAATTTTATTTGACCAAGATGGAAATATTTTAAAGCCTGAAAATTCTACTTTAGATATTGACAGAATAACAGGAAGTAAAAAAAGTATATACTTAAACCAACAAAGCGCCTATAATGGACAGGAAGGTTATTTTTATAATGGCATATGGTACTTTGAATATCCTGTTGGAGCAAGATATGGATTGAATACAGAAACAGCAAATGCTAATCCTACATTTAAAATAAATAAAAAAGGAGGTGTAATTAATTTTAGTTCTGATGTTTCAGGTGAGTTAATAGTTCTAGAGTATGTATCTGATGGAATGGAGAATGGAGATGACTCTGAGATAAGTGTAAATAAATTATTTGAAGAGTTTATATACTCTTACATGAAGTATGTAATACTCTCAAGTAAATACGGTATTCAAGAATACATCATAAACAGGTCTAGAAAAGAGAAATCAGCACTCCTAAGGAACGCAAAATTAAGATTGAGCAATATACACCCAGGAAGATTATTAATGAATCTAAGAGGTCAAAATAAGTGGATAAAATAGTATGGCTAAGATTCAAAAGAATTTCATAAAAGGACGAATGAATAAAGGCGTTGATGAACGATTAGTTCCTCAAGGTGAATATGTTGATGCTTTAAATATACGATTAGGTTCTACTGAAGGAACTGAGATTGGAGCTGTAGAAAACTCAAAAGGAAATGAGCTACTAGTGCAGCTTAAGTTTGGTGGTCAAGCATTAAGTAGTAATGCTAGATGTATTGGAGCTTTTGAAGATGGCGGTAACGAAACTATATATTGGTTTATTAATGATCCTACTAATCTTATTTCAGCCGTAACAGGAAAAGTTGATTTAATAGTTTCTTTTAATGCTAGATTAGGTTCAGTTTTTTACCATGTAATATCTACTTCAGTATTAAATTTTGACAGTAAGTATTTAATAAATGGAATAAATCTTATAGACGGACTATTGTTTTTTACTGACAATTTAAATCCACCTAGAAAAATAAATGTAAATAGAACATATTCATCTCCCATCTCTGGTGTGGATAATGTTACAGAACAAGACATTGGTGTTATATTAGCACCGCCATTAAATTCTCCAACTATACAGCAATTTAATTTAGGGGGTGATGAAAACTACATGGAAGAATTATTCCTAAGTTTTGCATATAGATGGCAATATGAAGATGGAGAGTACTCAGCTATATCTCCGTTTTCACAAACAGTTTTTAGCCCTGGCCCTTTTTTATTAGATTACAGTACGTTTGATAATGCAGCAATGGTTAATTCTTTTAATAGTGCAAGAATAACTTTTGAAACAGGGGGCAGAAATGTAGTTGCAGTTGATGTTCTTTTTAAATTCTCTACAAGTCAAAGCGTAAATGTAATAGAAAGATTTAAAAAAATAGATGAAGGTTGGTCTGATAATGAAACTAAAAACATTACGTTCACTAACAAAAAAATATTTACAGCATTACCTACAGAGCAATTGCTTAGATTATTTGATAATGTACCTCGAATTGCGCAAGCTCAAACATTAATGGGTAATAGATTAATGTATGGTAATTATGTTGATGGATATAATGTCGCTGACAGTGTGGGAAAGCAAATAGATTTAGACTATGATTTAACAGTTATATCAACTCCTTTAAGCGAAGAAGATATACAAGCAGCAAAAGTACTACAAAACTACAACATAGGAATATCTACATCTGTTGATGACGCTACAATAAAAATAGACTTTGGAGGATTGGAATTAATTGAAGGTGCTCAAATAGGTGTTTCGTTTAATTACAAAGGAAGTATTTTTAATGGAGACACTTCATATTTTACAGATGGAACACAACCTAGAAATGAATTTGTTTTTACATTTTTATTTAATTTACAAAGAGATTATTTAAATGTTAATGATTTGGCTAGTAGCCCAGAGTTTGAAATTGCAGTAAGCGAATTTGTGTTACCTGCTAACTCAAGTTGCTTTACTAATTTTCCACCTACATCTGGAGGAACAAGTGGTTCTTCTTTAACTGACATTTACAACTGTCAAATACAAACCAGAAATGAATGGGTTTACGATAAGTTTGGTATAACTCAAACAAATGAAGGCTTTGGAATTGGAACTTCTTTAGGTAGTAACATTATAAGTTTTACTATACCTGCTTTAAGATTTCAAAAACTAGACCTTACTGATCCTGCAAATCCTGTATTTTTTAACCCTCCAGTACTAGCGTATGAGTATATTTCAGCTATAAATGGAGTGGGATTGTATTCTAAAGACGGTTCTAAGCAATCATTACACAGTAATAGAGATTATGAAGTTGCTATTGTTTATATGGATGAATATGGGCGCAGTACTACTGCGTTAGTAGACACAGATAACACTGTTTTTGTTTCATGCGGCAGTTCAGTTGACCAAAACAACATTAGGGTTCAGTTAAATAATTTCCCCCCTTATTGGGCAACAAAATATAAATTTGTTATAAAGGAATCTGAAGGCGAATACAGAACTATTTATTCTCAAATATTTTTTCCAGAGGAAGAAACAGGAGATGTATGGTTTAAAGTTGAAGGAGATAACAGAGACAAGATAAAAGATAATGGTATTTTGTATCCAAAAAGAGACACTGGAGGAGCTGTTTTAAATTGTACTACTACAAAAGTTTTAGCTTTTGAAAGCCAAGTAGAGGATTTTTTATGTAGAAAAAATTCTGATGGTGATGTTATAAGTGGTACTTGTGGTCAGCCAACCGGAACATATATGAAATTAAGACCGTCAGGGTTTAACGCTAGTGCTCCACCAGATGCTTTTATAAACAGGACAGGCAATAGTACAGGTGGTTTTTCTATAGCATCAGTTTCGATTGATGTTGAAGATACGCTTGCCAATCCCCCGACATTTAGTCCTTATACCATCCCTCCTGGAAGTATTATTCAGATAAAATTTCGTTTAAACAGGGATAAAAGAGGAGGTTTATGTGGTAGTAGAACTTACATTTACGACAAAACTTTTACCTCTGGTAGCCAGTATGATTCTCTATACGATTGGGCTATAGGAGAGAATATAGATTTTACAAATGGTGTTTCAGGCGGTTCAGATGATAGTACTAATAATGTTTCTTTTGATAGCCAAATATATTCTTATCCGCAGACACAACCAAATGCTAATTTTGGCCCAGGAGGCCCAGGAGAAACCGTTATATTTTTTCAAAGAAGTGTATCTACTGGAAAATTCTTTATGTCTATTCAAACAGGTACTCCTGATTGTGTTGGTTTTAATAGAGAACGTTCAGAAGGAACAATAGAAACAATAATAAATAGAGCTTCAACTTTAATGGTGTTTGAAACCGAGCCAATACCTGCTAATGATGAACTATATTATGAAAATGAACAGACATTTGATATTGTAAGTGGATTTCATTTATCGGGAGATGCCGATGCTGACCAAAATCAAACAGCTAGTTTACCAGCTATAATAGACTTAACATTTTTTAATTGTTATTCATTTGGTAATGGTGTAGAAAGTGACAGGATATTAGACGCTTTAACAAAACCATCTTTATCATTAGGGGAAAAAGTAACATCTGTTGCTCAAGAACAATACAGAGAAATACATCGTTTCTCTGACGTAACCTATAGCGGTAACTTTAATCAAGAAACAAACCTAAATAAGTTAAACCAATTTAATTTAACTTTAGCAAACTTCAAGACATTAGAGACTTCTTATGGCCCTATTAGAAAAATGCATGCAAGGCAAACAGATATACTCACTATTCAAGAAGACAAGATATCTTATCTTTTAGTTGAAAAAGACCTTCTTTCTGACGCAGGAGGGGGTGGAGCATTAACATCTGTCCCATTGGTTTTAGGTAAGCAAATTGCTAGGATTGAAGAATATGGAATTAGTAATAATCCTGAAAGTTTTTCTTCCTATGGCGCTGATGTTTATTTTACAGATGCAAAAAGAAGCAGTGTAGTTAATTTAAAAGGAGAGTCTAGAGGAGGTGTTGCCGATAAGCTTTCTGTAATTTCTCAAGTAGGTTTGAGGTCTTGGTTTAGAGATTTATTTATTGATTCTTTTGAAACTCAAAAAATTGGGGCATTTGATCCATACATGAATGAATATGTGTTAAGCTCTAATGATATTTTAATACCTCAAGTTGAAATAGATAGAAACTGTGGATATACTTTATTACAAGAAAATTCTATTGCTCCTATTTCTTTTAATTTAGATTGTACAACTCTAATTGGAGATGTGTCTATTGATTACGCAATTTCATCAATAAATGGAGTTAATATATCTGTTGATTATAATGGAGTTAATGTTCTAAATAATAATGTAGTAGGTTCAGGAAGTGTTTCTTTTTCAAAATCACAAACAAATCCTATTTTAGCACAAGTAAAAATAACTCCATTAGGAGCAGCAACTTATGAAATGTCATTTGGATGCCCTCAAGGAGAGCAATTAACAGTTACTCAAATTGTTGTTAACTTTGAAGGAGAAGCATCAAAAACAACTACAACAAGATATAGATGGGAGTTAGCAGGAGACTCTAGTCCATACAATACAAATTCTATTATACTTGAAGCCGATACAATTTCATTGTTTGAGTCACAAACAAATCAAACATCATTCGGCTCTATACCAACTGAGGGAGCTACTGTTACAATGCAAAGTAGACAATTAGCAGGACAGGATTTTGTATTTGACTCTACTAAAGATAAGTTTAAGTATTTAGTGTCTAATGTTCAATATACTGAGGCAACCATAAACACTTTGTTGCCGCTGTTAAATACTGCTACACCAATTACAGGAGGCCCTTTAGACTATGACGCATCTTTTGTTTATAATAATTTATCTAATGATGATTTCCTTTACCTTGTTTGGGACTTTAGGGAGCCGACAGCAATTGAGTTATGTTACAACCAAACAAACGAAGTAGATGCATGTTGTGATTGCGCACCTTAAAAATAAAAAAAATGAGTTTAGTAAATAAGTATATTAATTCAGATAATTTTTTAACTGCAACTGCGGTTTATAACGATGTTAATTTAACGGTGTTAGCACCAGATGGATTCTATCAATCTGCAGGAAGATACAGACAGCAATTGTCAGGTGTTTTAGGTCAGTCTACAGCTTGTCCTGATTGTAGTCCTAGGTCATTGTATAGAACAGATGAAGAAA